ATTATTCTTTTTATAATCCTATAAAAGAAAAAAAATATGATAATAAGAAACGAGTCTTTAAAATTTAATATCTTGATTGTTTTCTTTTTTCGGATGGTTTTCTTTTTTCGGATGGTTTTATTTTTTCGGATGGTTTTATTTTTTTCTTAGATTTACGTTTAGATTTTTTAACTTTGACAGCCCCCCCGGCTTGCCTATCTAATTCGGCTTGCATTTCTAATTCGGCTTGCCTATCTAAATTGGCTTGATATAACATCCGAAAAGCAGTCTTATATAACACCGATATATTATTGAATAAACTAATTGCACGCGAGTAATCTAATATACCCCCCCCCTCCATTGCTTCCTCCCGTTTTAATAAGACCATTCCCTCAAGATTACGAATAGATCCATTTAGACGATTCAATAGGGGCAATCTATAACCTTCTCTTAATTGAAAAGAATTGGCCACCTCTCCGAACTGTATATAACATCCTATAAATTCATCCATTAGTTGATTAAAGATGCTTCTATAAAGAGGTGGTATTACACCGCGTCTATTATTAGGTTCATAAATATTATGAAAATCGTCAGTTAGGAGCATATATTTGTGTCCGTGTTCTACCCCCTCAAACTGAATAGTTTTTTGATATACTTCCCCTCTATTCCATCCATCATATACATGGGGATATCCTGGTTCAGCTTGTTCAGCTGGTTCAGCTGGTTCATCTTGCATACGTAGAGGCATTATTTCAGGGGTCCCTTGCATTGTTTATATACTTATAAAATATAAAATATAAAGTTTTATTGTTTTTTTTCTTTTTTTTCACTTGTTCATAAATTTGATTTTTCTTGATTTCAGTTCTGTTCATTAAAAAATATAACTCTTTAGTATAGATGCCTACAAACATTAAAACAAAGAAAAAAATTAAGCATAAGCAAAAGATGATAGTCCATCAGATTTTTTTTAATATTGGAAAAGGCGAGTTACACGAAATACCTCGTTTCTATAAATGTCATTCGAATAATAAAAAGAAATGTAAGAAACAAGGTATTCAGTATAAACTCTGGTCAAGGAAGATGGTAGAAAAATTATTAGATAAGAAAGAAAATTTAGAATATAGGAAACTTTATTATGACTTTGATCAAGATATCATGAGAATAGATTTTGCTAGATATCTTATACTTTATAGATATGGCGGTATTTATATAGATTTAGATATCTGTATGATGAATAAATCTATAAAGCATTTATTTAAGGAACCTTATTTTTTTGTAAAATGGTCCGATTCACATTTACCATATAATGCTTTATTGGGAACTCATAAAGATAATCCTTTATACAAAGAAATATTAGATCATTGTAAAGAAAGTTATTATGAAAAACGTAAAGATAAAATATATAAGACATGGAAAGGGAGATTTGTCTTTCAAACCACGGGTCATTTCATGTTACAGAGAGTATTAAGAAAAAATAAAATTACAGATTTTTTAGATATTTTAAAGATCTTTACGAAAGATGGTAGAATAGTCCAAGGTAAAAACCCACTCTTTGAAGATACAAGTGAGTCAGTATGGTTTGATAAGAAATAATATTTATTTCTTAGAACGCTTCTTAGAACGCTTCTTTGATCTACGCTTCTTGCGCTTTGATCTACGATTACCGCCACCCTGCGGCTTCCCGACCAATCTCTCTATCTCGTCTCTTGTAAAACTCATATCACATGGTAAATCTGAATCTATTTTGTACTTTTCTGGGATAACCTTTTCTGGGATAACTTCATTTATTGTGATATAACTACCCATACTTAACGAGCACGGATTATCTTCGTACAATACTCTATATTCCTTATTCAAAATATAACTCATCTATATAATATATAATTTATTTATTTATTTATTTCTTGAGTATCTGATACACGAAATACAAAATGATTATTAATACAGCGAGTTTAAATAAATAATCTCCTAAGATTTTATTATCGGGTCCACTCATATATAAATCTATAGCTTCTTCGTAAGTATATTCTTTTTTTCCGGTTTCATTATTAACCTGATTGTGAATATCAATAACCCATTTTATTAATGAATCTCTTGATTCCAAGTGATTATCAATAGGATATTTTTGTAAATTATGCGAATAATTCTGAGCACACTTGTCACACGGTAAGATATGTTGTAATGAAGTATAAAAAATTTTATAATTTTGTTTTTCCGATTCCGTAGGATTCACAGGGTATCCTAAGGATACATAATGCATAAATTTCCATCCATGAGGTCCCCAAATATTCGGTTTGATAGAATGTTTCATGTTTATATAAATAATAAATATAATTTAAAAAGAAAACTCATAATATTTCATTAAGAGTATGTATTGTAATAATTGCGGTAAAAAGGGTCATATGTATAAAGATTGTAAATTACCAGTGACAAGTTGTGGTCATATAATTTTTAGAGATGACGGCGCACCTAAAGTTTTAATGATTCAGAGAAAAGATTCTCTTTGTTATATAGATTTTTTAAGAGGGAAATATGATATGAGAGATTTAAATTACATGCAGATATTAATTGATAAATGTAGTTCTGGTGAAAAGGATAGACTATTAACTTTAAATTTTAGCGAATTATGGTCAGATTTATGGTTATTAGGTGATAATTATATTCAGAATGATGATTTTTTTAGATGCTCTGGTAAATTTAATACTATTAGGGAAGGCTTCCTCATAGATGGCACTCAAATCAATATAGAATATTTAATTAATAATTCTGAATATAATTATCCTTTTAGTGAATGGGAATTTCCCAAGGGACGCCGAAATACGAATGAAACCGATTTTGAATGCGCGAAAAGAGAATTTAACGAAGAAACAAATTATAATTATGAAGATTATGATATAATTAATAATTTATCACCCTTTGTAGAAGAATTTTTAGGTGAAAACAATGTTAGATATAAATATATTTATTTTATCGGTAAATTAAAAAATAAAGAAAAAATACCTTTATTAGACCCAAATAATAATAATCAAATATCCGAAATCAAAAATATACAATGGTTGACTCAAATAGAAGCTCAGGGTAAATTACGAGATTATCACTATAGCAGGGTAGAATTAATAAATAAAATATTTAATTTTATAGAGATTATGAATGATGAAAAGTATAGTTTAATTGAGTAAATTATTTATATTATGAATTTATATATGATAGATTATTACCTGCGTGATAAATCGCTAAACACTGATAACAGAATTAAAGAATGCTCAACTTATTATGAAGGTTTGGACATGTCATATGAAACCATATACGCAGAATACGATAGAATTAAGGCTATGAGGGTGAAAAATGATAGAACTGATAAAAATATTTTTTCAAAGAGGGGAGGCGAATGGAAGATAGATACACGATTTATGAAAGAATGTTTATTAGAAAGTTTAAAACGATTAGTTGATACTATGGTGACAAGAGATATTAATGATAAAGATTCCGAATTAAATAGCGATATCTCTACTTATATGAATGGATCTAAATATACAGAAGATCATTTTTATAATTATCCCGATATTTACGAAGATGATTTACCCGATAAATTATATCAGAGAGAAGAATTAAGAAGACATATTATACCAAATGAGAGTGGTGATATCAAAGATAAATGCGACAGTGAATATTTTGAATTATCACCTCATCAATTATTTTTAAAGAATTTAATATCACCCAATACGCATTATTATGGATTGTTAATTTTTCATGGCGTTGGCGTGGGTAAATCGTGTAGTGGTATATCAATCGCCGAAAATTTTAGAGATATCTATGGAAAAGAAGAGAACAAAATCATTATCTTGGCGTCACAAAATATTCGCATTGGGTGGAAGAGTACTATTTTTAATCCGTCCAAAGGTGATAATCAATGCACTGGTAATAGTTATTATCACGATGATATAGAAGATAAAGATATAGATGATAAATATGCTAAAAAACAGGTGAAAAAATATTATGAATTATTTGGTTACGCAGCATTCGCGAATAGCGTTAAAAAAATGTTAACTTTGGGTACGAAACATCTTTCAGATAAAGAATCAGATAAAGAAGAAATATTTAATCAGAAAATAAAACTTATCAAGAAAAACTTTTCGAATCGGGTTTTAATCATCGATGAAGTTCACAATATAAGAAGCGATGAGAAATCTATAGAAGATAGAGATACTATACATTATATTGAAATGGTTATCAAATACAGCGATAAACTAAGATTAATATTGTTAACCGCGAATCCCATGTATAATATAAACACCGAAATCGTATGGATATTAAATATGTTATTAATGAATGATAATAGAAACGCGGTCCCAGAAAAGGATATTTTTAATAAAAATGGCGATATAATTAACATAGCTAAATTAAATGAGATTAGCCGAGGATATGTTTCGTATTTAAGAGGCGAGAACCCCGTATCTTTCCCAGTGAGATTATATCCTACTCATAATACAGAGAAAATTATAAAAAATATTGTACCTGGATCCGATATACCTGGTAACGATAATAGACCATCATTAGATGTATTTGGTAAGGATATAAGTGAAGAAAACAAGTTATCATTCTTAGAATTATATGGTTCGGATCTAATAGGTAGTCAGGGTGAAATAACTCATCAGGGTAATATTTATACGAAAGAAGTATCAAAATATGAGGGTCTGGATAGTTTACAGATTGATGTTGAGAATAAATTATTACAATTGTCTAATATAGTTTATCCGGGTGAAAGCGAGGATTGTAATGATTTATATGGTGAAAATGGTATAACGAATACTATGAATATTAATAAGAATGTTTATAGTTATAAAGATGATAAATATGGAGAATTTTTTCATAAGGATTTAATAGGAAACTATTCGGCAAAAATCAAAGATATTTTAGATACGATTGATAAAAGCGATGGTATTGTTTTTATTTATAGTAATTGGATTAAATCGGGTTTAGTACCGTTCGTATTAGCCTTAGAACAAAATGGATATACAAACGTGAGCGGTAAGGAAATATTAAAAAATAGCAAGAAGCAAAATAAAATATCGTATGAAGGTAAGTTTATAGATGAATACGAGGATAAAAAAGATTTTATCCCGGCGAATTATTTAGTTATTTCGGGGTCAGATTTAAAGAGCAATAATTTAGAAGAAGAATTAAAAATATTAACCAGCGATGAAAATCAAAACGGGCAGAAAATAAAAGTTATTATAGGATCTTCTGTAGCGGCAGAAGGTTTGGATTTTAAAAATATTAGGAGTATTCATATTCTCGAACCGTGGCATAATATAAATAAATTAGAGCAGGTTATTGGTAGGGGTATAAGAAATTGTTCTCATAAAAAATTAGAGAGCGAGAATAGAAATGTTACGATTTACTTACATACCTCTTTAACTGGTGATAAAGAAAGTATAGATACATATTTATATAGATATTCCGAAAGTAAGGCAAAACAGATCGGTGAAATTGAAAACATATTGAAACGCAATAGTATTGATAAATATTTCTTTAAAAATGGAAATATTTACGGTGAAAAAGATATAGATGATATCACGGTGAAACCAGCTTATCGTGAAACAAAATCATATAAACACGATAGAAGTGATAACAAATATAGTAGGGTATGTTCGTTCTCCGAAATATGTAATTATATGGAAGGCGATGAGCCTAACGATATATATAAAATCCCTGAAATTAATAAAAACGATACTTATCAAATTAGATATAGTGCATCCATTATTGAGATATATAAAAAGAGAATTCATAATTTATTTTCTAAATCGGTGTGTTATACCTACGACGAAATAACTAAAAATTTCAATGAATATAAAGATAATTACTCTGATATTTTAAATCACGCTTTAAAAGAAATGATATCAGAGAAATATTTATTACACAATTATAACGGTGATAAAGGATATTTAATTAGATGTGATAAATATTATTTATTCCAGCCCTATTATAATAATGATAAGCTGCTACCGACGTATTATCGTATAAATAGCGGTAACACTACTAAAATCAATTACGAATTTATAGAGAGAGATAAATTTAAAAACCTATTTTTAACCGAGAAACATGAATTTAATGAAGAAAGAATATTTGAATCGTATGAGAAATTAATCAATTTTAAATATAGTCCTAATAATACACAGAGGAAGAGAGACGGTTTAGCCAAAAAATTGAGTGAAGCCCAGAAACAAGCAAGCCTAATAAAAGGGAAGCAAGGATTTAAAACATTAGAAACACAAATAGCTAAAATGGTTGAACAACTCACTGATTTAGATTTAAAATTAAGTAAAGAAATAGAAAAATTAGAAAAATTAGGACCGCAATCAGAAGGAACCACACGTGAAGCTCCGGGTCACGAAGAAATAATATTTAATATGCTATCGGTAACTAATATTATTACACTGGGTTATCGCTTTGATAGATTGGATATAGATGATAAATTAGTATTATGCACTTACATACTAACATTTTTACTATATGGAGATGTTTACGAAAAAATAGATCAAAAAAATATTGATGATTTGATAGTAGTCATGGAAAAATTATTTATATATTATGACGGTAATAAATTTTATTACCGGGGTAAATACGAAGAGAAAGATAAATATTCCTTAGTGGGTTTCTTCCTATTTAATAATAAGGATAAAGAACCTATTTTCTACAATTACCACGAAAGAACCGTTGAGCCCTATAATAAAGTAGATGAAATTGATATCGTGAGAATGATTAAGAAATATCAAAACGATAAAATAGTATCGCCCAAAGGTTCTTGGGGTTTCACGACTTATTATGAGCGTATTAAACATAGTGATACAATATTTACTCATAATGGCATCGTATTGAAAGTAATTAAATCGACCGATAAATTAAAAAAAAACTATGT